CGCGTCCAGCCTTGATACCCGCAAGCGGACAGGATTAGTGCAAGTGCCCAAACCAACCCTGCCGCCGCAAGTTTCTGGCTACTTCCCCAAGTTGCCAAAACTTTTGTCTTGTGGATTAAGCCAGCGCAAAATGACTGGTGCAACAGCTGCAACGCCTGCCATTGCCAATGTCTTTGGGTCAGTCACGCCTGCCATGTATAGGGCAAGTGCTGCTGCCATAAATGAGCGTGCCCATGAGGCTGCTACGGCTTTTGCTTGTTCCATTTTTTGTTCTCCTTTTTGACTGCGGCTGCTTTTGCAGCTGGTGCATCTACCTTTGGAAATTCGCCCTTGTATGGCACAAACTTTGGTATGCCAAAACCGACGATCTCTTTGCCTTCTCCGTATGATCTGACCTTGACCATGACCATGCCACCGTTTCGCTGATCGCCTGTGCCGCTGGTGTTGCCTTCAATTGTTAAACATGTTTTTGTGTCAATAAGTCCAACAACAATGCCAATGTGTGAAATGCGATCTACGCCGTCATGTGGAAAATCCATGAAAGCCAAATAGCCAAGCTGCGGCATACCTGACCAGCGTTGCATTTCCTTAAATTTATGTGCGCCAACAGCTGTGCCAACAACGCTGTGAATTTTGACTCCAGCTTGATCTGCACACCAATTGACAAATGAACCACACCACGGCAAACCGTCTGCTTTTGTAAATTTGCCGTACTTTGTAAGGTTGTCGCCTTCCTCAATTGTTCCAACCTCAGCAGCTGCAACCTCGATCAGCCTGGCATTTGTGCCCTGCGGATAGTTACTCATCAGCCGTCACAATTGGTGTGGATTGTTCCGCTTCAGGATTTAGATAGCGTTGATAGTCTGAGTTGGCTGGGTCTGCTGGTATCCACCAGCCGTCTGAACGATTGACTGCAATAAGTTCGCCTGCTTCATTTAATACTTCTGTGTATGTGTATTCCATTTTATAACTCCGCACTCGCTAAGATGTAAAAGTCGTATCCAACTGCTGCAACAAAAGGCGCAGCAACAGCATAAACGGCAGAAAAACCACCTGGGTTAGTGCCAGGATATGAAGTGACTGTAATTGCTATTTGAGCATTTGTTGAGATACGGCGTACATAATTTGATCCACTTGCTTGCCCAATAGTAACGCTTGGTGTTGTTCGCATTGTTACTGGATAACGAACATTGGCTAAAAGATAATCGGTGGAGTTGGAGTATCCTGAAAATGGTTGATCTGTGCCGTTGCGTGTATCTAAGTAATACCTTTGGCAAGCGGCTAATTCTCCTTGGATTGTTGCCCCATTTCTGCGGTATGGCAAAGCAACAGAACCAATGTCTAATTGAATACCAGTAATCTCAAACCAGTCATTAGCCCCAGCCGTACCAACAGGCAAGAAACTGAAACGTGGACAAAACTCTGTTGCAGTTGCTGGAAAAGAATAGGTAATTGAATAGCGTGTCCAAGTTGTTGTGATTGCTTGATTGTTAGTCGCTGAGGTTGCGCCTGTGTAATTGAAAACGTTTTGATCTACGCCTGTTCCCCAATACATCTGAGTTTCAATAAATGAACTAGCAGCAGAAAAGTTAGCACCTGCTCTAGCCCAATAAGACATTGTCACAGTTTGCCCAGCAAAACGAATAGCGTTAGATGTTTCCACATTTTGCATAATGTAAATGTTATTCAGGTTTGTAGCCCCTGAATTGCGTTGTATTCTTGCACAATAGCGAATAGTCGGCAGATTTGTTGTGTCGTTAGTTGCTTGCTGGCTTACAGTAGCGTTTGTGTTTGGGCAATAGATAACCCAGCGGTCTAATGAATACTGTGTAAGAGTAGTATTTGTGGTGAAAGAAGTTCCTCTTTGTGCCACATCAAAGGCTGAGTTAATTATTGGATTTTCCACACGCATACCGCTTGAATAGCGCAGTCCTGTTGAAGTGGAACTATCTGCTACAAGTGTCTCGCCGTTGTTGCCTACTGCTAGGCGCGCTGGTGTGTCATTTGCACTAGCTGCGATTAGATCGCCTTTAGCGTCCACAATTGCGTTTTGGATTGCGTTAGCATCATCTGATGTGACCCACTTAAAGTCCATGTCGGTGTTGCTATTTTTGGCTAACACTTGATCGGTTGTGCCGCCTTTGAGATCAGCTAGTGATGTGTCAACAGCTTGTCCAAACACCTCAAAATCGGCAGGCAAGTCCGTGACGAGATCACTCGCTGTTGGCATTTGCCAGTTAAAATTCGACGTTGGGTTTGCCATGTTTTCTCCTTCTTAGGTGATAATTGTCGCACGCGCCCAGTCGAGTGTTGGCGACACGCCCGACCAAGTAAATGCAGCTGAGATTTCGTCCCATTGCAAAGCCTGCAATGAGTAAGCCACTGGTGAAATGTTAAGCGTTACCGACAGCTGATTGTAAGAGGCTTGAAATGACCAGCCCTCAACAAAACCCTGAAAGATGCCGCCCATGTTTGCTGGCAGGTCATTGATCGCTACCGCCTCACCCATAAACACGCCAATGAGGTTGTCACGGTCGCTGTTGTCTAGCTCTGGGTTTGTCAGGTCAAACGTGATCTCACTAAAGATTGCCTGCGGTGTTTTACGCAATGCAAGGTAGAAATTGGCTTGCTGGGTTGCATCAGCTGAGTCATGCAAAGTTGTCGTGATGATTTGCGAAAGCGTGCCGTATTCCAAAATTGAGTCCGCGTCGCTTGCGCTTTGCTCTGCGCTACTGGTTGCGCCGTATTTAATTGTGACATTGTTTCGCACGTCGCCTGCTCTGGTTTCAACGCGCAAACCAGCTGCACGCGCCTGATTAGCTGTTAGCTGCACATAGCCATTGTTTGATAAGTATTGGCTACGGTGTGTGGCATCAGCGTATGAGATACGACCAAACGCGTCCTCGTAAATGTAGCCAAGACCAGAAGTTGCCAATGCTGAAACAAGGCTGTAAACATCTGTTCGGTTACTGTGGCGTAACGCTAATTCATAATCGCCTGGGCGATCGATCTCGCCTAAGCCAACGTTTTCTGCTGTTGCCCATGTTGTTGTTGGGTCATAATCTGCCCATGTTTCGGCTGCTGGCACTTCTGCCCAGGTGTTAAGCAATAAGTCAGACAAAATCGTGTAAATCTGATCGCCGTCAAAATCCTTAGATAGCACACCGTTTGTCAGTGCTTTTGGCAAACGAGACAACGCGCCAAGTGCTGTGATGCTGTAAGTCTGGGTAAACATTGTGCTTCCCACGTCGCGCACCTCAAGACCAATGTCAACGACTGTGCCACCAAAGATCGGGACGTATGTAGCTGATGTGTCCTGCACCTGGACTGAAATGCTGCTATTGATGCTGACAGGTATTGTGGCTTGGTTGACATCTAGCAGCTGCAAATTGACATAGCCTGCCTGTGCCTGCTCGTAAATGTTTGTGCGACCTGAGCTGATTGTCAGGTTTGCCAATACTGCGTCTGTGTAAGCAACGCCGTCGATCTCTACCAGCCAAACTGGTGCCCACTGTGTCATCAGGCTGTCACAAAGGCTGACGCGCCGCCTGTGCCGCGATAAAATGAATTGTTAAGAGTCTCCACGATTGTACGTGCTGTGCCCTCTTTGTCGATCGCCCCGTTAACGCTTAGATTGATCGTCGTTCCAGCTGATGCACTTGTCATTGATGATCTTGCACCTGCATTTGATGCAGCTACTTTTGACGCCGCCGCGCTGGTTGTAGCAGCAACCTTTGCAGCCGTTGCCACGCCGCCGCTTGACGCAGTTGTCAAACCGCTTGATGTGCTAAAACTTTGTCCACCAGGCATTGTGCCGCTAAAACCTGCCGAACCTGATGTTCCTGATGTAGCACCTATTTTTGGTATTGCAGGAACATCTTTACCAAATTGTATTGCGTTGTAGCCTTTGATAATTAAGTTGATGCCGTCAATTGCAGTGTTTAACAATGGCTTAATCGCACCCAGTACCTTGCTAATGATTGTTAGGACAACCGTAGCAATGTCGCCGATAACGCTAACGGCTGCACCAAGTATCTTGCCAATGATCGGTGCTACGTATTTCACAACCTCGAACAATGCTTCTAGGTTTTCTTTGTTGTCCACGATAACATCTTTGACCTTGCCAAACTGCACACGCATTGCCTCAAAAATAGGCGTTGCAACATCTTTGATAACCTTTGCAACGTCGGTAATGACCTTGCCAAACCCGTCGCCTTTTGTCAGGCTAAACGCACCGCTGAAAGCGTTAATTGCTGGCAATGCGTTTTGGTTAATGAAATCAAGTAATTTCCCAAGAATAGGCAGCAAGGCTGTACCAAGAGTTTCTTTTGCCTCATCAAATGCCACCTGGACACGTGCTATCTGTCCAGCATAAGTATTTGCGTTTGCAGCTGCCGCGCCGCCAAATAGATCGCTTAGCCTGCTTTGTACCTGCTCAAAACTCATTGTCTTTAACTCAGCAGCAGATAAACCAATGCCTAGCTTGCCAAGAGCTGTTGTGTTGCCGTCGTATGCACGACCTAATGCGTTTGCGACTGTCTCCAGTGGTTTGCCTGTTGCAGTGCTTATGTCTAAGGCTTGCGCCAGTAATTGTTGCGCCTTTTCAGTGTCGCCCGTTGATCTAACCAAGCGTCCTAATGCTGGGCGCAGGTCATCATCTGCCACACCTGTTGCCAAAGACATTTGCAAAATTGATTGCTCGGTTGCTTTGATTTGTGCCTGCGTTGCGCCTGTTGCATTTTCCAACGCCAGTGCTAATTGTGTCTGTGCCTTTTCGTCGGCGATCGCAGCTTTGACGCCCTCGATACCAATGGCAATAGCGGCAGCACCAGCAGCGGCGGCAGCGGCGGCAAACGCCTTGCCGATCTTTGCACCAGCTTTGCCAATCTTGTCGCCAAATGAGTCAACGTCGCCGCCTGCGGTTTTGAGCGATTTGTTAAGATCGCTGACGTCTCCAAGTATGGAGAGTTTTAAGGTACGGCTTTTCTCTGCCATTACGTGTACTTCTTAATGATCTTGGATAAACCTTGTTCCCATTTTTTTACAATGTCAGGCTGGACTGATCGTAGCGTTGGATAGATAAACCAACCACGTGTTCCCTTACCTTCACGACCTGACCAGACTGGGAACTGCTTGTATGTATTTGAGCCAAACTCGTAACCGCCCCAAAGTTGCTGGGTCGTACCGCCACCGCTCAATTTCTGACGCGCAAAACCATAACTGATCTCACCAATTTTTGATGATTTCTTAACGGTTGCCCCGTCAGCAATAATTTTGGAAACTCGATTGTTGCGCTGACCAGCTGCGGCACTTACCTTTTGTTTAACAAATTCTGCAAGCTCAGATGAGACTTCTTTTGCCTGGTCGGTCGCTTCCTCGTCCATTGCCTTAAACGATCTCAGAATTGCGCGCAGCTCAGCCTTGTCATAAGCAATTGCGTCTTTAGCCATTTGCGCGCCTTTCCAAAATCTCTAAAACGGTGAGTATGTCCTCGGCTGTCTCAAAAACATCTGGGTGTAGCCCTGTCGCCAAAGCTACCTCCCAAACTATTCTGCTAAGGCTTCCGACGGCGTAGCTTTTGGGTTTGCCTCACCTACGATTACCTCAGCAATACCTTCTGTCCAAATGTCGATCGGCTTAACAGGCTTTCCAGCTGCTTCACGCTTCATGGCGTGATAGGCAAGAAATACTAAATCGGAAATGCCGATCTTTTCCTGTGCCTGCGCAATTGTGTGACCTGTGTGCTTTTCCCATTTGACCCACTCTGGCGGTGCAGCTGTGTAAGTGATCTGATCGCCGTTTGTGTATTCAATTGTGATTGGTAGTTTCATTTTGTCTCCCGATTAGTAGTTTTTAGCTAAATGTCTCAGTAGGT